TAAATCCTTCTTTACTCGTGCCGGCCACCAGGCGGCGGCAAGTCTGCCGCCTGTCGTCGACCCGAAAGTCCCGAACAAGCCGCAGGCTCAGCAGTCGTTCTCCAAGCGAACGAGCACATCCAAGGGCGAGCAGCGCCTGATGTCCACGGACAGGCGCACCGCAAACCTTGACATCCTGACGCTGCGCAACGGCACCTCTACCAAGAGCACCATTCACGATCTCGCGCAGGTTTCCCCTGACCTGTCGGCGAGCGTTTACGCCTATCAGAGATTGGTGGTGACGAGGAATTACTCCGTCGTGGCAAGAAACCTTGATGGCACAGTCAACGTGGATGCTACAAACCTGGCCCAGCAGGTGCTGGCCCGGATCAGCTACCTGTCTGATTACTCACAGGGGTTCAATGCAGTGTCAGGGGTTCACGCACTAGCTGAGCAACTGTGCATGGAGCTCCGCCTGTATGGTAGCTGCGCAATGGAGCTTGTGTTGGACAAGGCGCGCACACCGAGTCGCCTGCAGCCTGTCAGTACCACGCAGATCGAGTTTTACGAGGACGATTCAGGGTTTGTCTCTCCGCATCAGCGCGTGAATGGACAGGACATCCCCTTAGATGTGCCTACCTTCTTTTACGAAAGTCAAGATCAGGATCAGCTGACGGCATATTCAAGCTCCCCCATGGAAGCGGCACTGCAGGCGGTGCTCGCTGACACGGAGTTCAGTAATGACGTTCGCAGGAGTATCAAACGTGCGCTGCACCCGCGCATGAACGTGTCGATCGATTCCGAGAAGTTCCGCCGGTCCATACCCATCGACGTTGCAGGTGACGCTGACAAGACGGCCACCTTCCAGGACAACTTTATCTCTGGCATCAGCAGCACAGTCAACGGCCTTGAGGCGGATGACGCTCTGGTGGCGTTCGACAGCGTGGCGTTCAGCTACCTGACCAACGGAAACAGCTCCCTGTCAGGAGAATGGGAAACTCTGCAGAAGATGACCAACGCCAAGATGGCGACTGGCTCCAAAGTGCCTCCGTCAGTGCTTGGTCACGGGTCGGGCAGTGCCAACATCGCCTCGACCGAGACGCAACTCTTCCTCAAACACGCCGAAGGTGTGCAGAACAAGATCAATTCGATCCTGTCGAGGGCTATGACCCTAGCAGTGCGCCTGCTTGGCCAGGACTGCTACTGCGAGTTCCTGTTCGACCGAGTGAATCTGCGTGCCGACGAGGAGCTCGAAGCCTTTAAGGCCATGAAGCAGTCGCGCGTACTGACTCAGCTCAGTTTGGGGATCATCAGCGACGAGGAGGCTGCCATTGCGCTCACTGGGAGGCTGCCGGCGGCGGGGGCGCCGAAGCTGTCAGGAACCTTCTTTATGGCGGGTGCTTCCGACCCTGCAGCCCCCAAAGAGACTAACCCGTTGAGCAACACAGGGGCCACAAACGGGGGTCCTCAGGATCAGCGCCCACAGACGCCGACCCAGCCTAAAGGCCCTGTTCAGGTGCAGAGGGTGAAGTGATGTCCTCACACCATATTTTGCCTAGGATGATGTCACTGACAGTGCATTGCCTTACCCCGAAGGACCTGGCAAGGGCCGTTTGCGTCATGCCTGCAGATGAGTACAAATCTCGCATGAGCCTCACCTGTTCTATCGTTAACTTTTTTGCGCGTTCTGGGCGCGATGCAGCGGAGCCGCGCACCCTCAGGTTTGGTCGGTGGGGCCTTTTAGGTCTAGGCAGCCCTCTCACAAGCTTAGAGACGTATCCAAAAGATGCCTGCACTTTTTCAGATATTTCTCTTATGGTTAGCGGAGTAGACTCCGCGAGGGCCAGTATTTCGGTATTTGCAGATGCGAACTTTGATACTCTACCTTCAGGCCTCTTTCTACGTCCCGCGCGGGTCGAGTGGAGAAGGTTCTCGGACCTCGTGACCCATTCCAAGTTTTCTAAGCGGTTGTTTGCGGGGTCGAAGTCTTTGTGGTTTACATCTGTGCTCTCCCATGGGGAGTCCCCAAGGAACGCTCTGACCACCAACCTGTGGACGAACACATATTTCCTCGAACCCTCCAGGTACAGACACAAGCACTTGTACCCTTTCTTGTCAGTCCTAAGTGCTCTCAACGCCCCAGTGCGGTGTACGGTGTACCCATCTGACCTTTCGACTATTCTGTCCAACGACCTCACCCGACCCCGATCGCTTACCTCATATAGCCCCTCATACCCGACGACGGGTAGCCACTTCTCTTCTTCCATTTTGAACCTCTTTCCGGGGCTTTTGCCCTCTCTTAGGTTGATACGAAACCGACTCAGGGTTGCTTTTTCAGGTACTCCTCTAGTGCTCGTCGGATCAGTTCAGCGACTGCGACGTCTCGTTGCGTGGCCAGAGTCTGGAGCTTTTCCAGTACTGGGTCAGGTATGTAGAAGTTAATTTTTTTCATACCCACATTATAACCACAAAAGGAGCATATATGTTCAGCATACCAAAGTACTGGGCCGGAACACCTGAATCACTGCACGCTTACATCGAGGCTGTGTCCAAGGTGTTGGAGTCCGACGCAATAGGCAAGCAGGCCGACTACATCGATCCTTCTGAGGACCCTAAGGACTGCCCGCCCCTGTACCAGAGGCAGGGGCAGATAGGGGTTGTCACCATCAAAGGCAGTCTGACCAACTCTGACAGTTGGATGAATGCCTACATCGGTGCTGTGAGCTACGGCCAAATCCGCGAGGCTCTGATCTTCGCGGCAAACGATTCCGAGGCTAAGGCAATCGTCCTCGATATCGACTCTGGGGGTGGGGCTGTAGCCGGTATGAGCGATACCGCCGACCTGGTTTCAACTATTGATTCGAAGATCAAACCTGTGTACGCATTCAGTGACTCGCTGATGGCATCAGCCGCGTACAGCTTGGGGGTTAGTGCACGGGAGTTGACTATCAGCAAGATGGCAGAAGTAGGGTCGGTGGGAGTCCTTCTCGTGCATAGAGAGATGTCAAAAATGATGGAGGAGGCTGGGGTCACTACAACAGTACTTAGGTCTGGGAAGTGGAAGGCTTTAGGCAATAGCATGGAACCACTTTCCGACTCTGCAAAGGAAGTTTTGCAAGCCCAGGTGGACAAACTTGCAGGCCTGTTTACTGACCATGTGGCAGCCTGCCGTAAGAAGTCTTCTGCTCAAGTGGAGTCCACGATGGGCGCTGGACGAGTGTTCATCGGCAGCGATGCGGTAGACGTCGGGCTGGTCGATGCAGTCGCAAACTTTGACACTTTTATGGCGGAAAAGCATAGGGGGATTGCGTTTTCCGGCGAGATGGGCCAGTATCCTGCCAATTCTAATAAGAACCTGAAAGGTCAAGCTTTGAAAACTGCAATTACTTCACAGCCGCCCGCTGCAAATGCTCCGGCGCTAGAGGCTGCCGAGATCGAAGTGGCCATTGAGGCCTCACATGCCCTCGAGGCACCCACCGCTGCAGATTCTGCAGTCGTCGCACTCCTGCAAACCCAGCTCGCTACGGCACAAGCCCAGGTCTTGCAGTTGAGTGTGGACCTGCAGACGACCAAGAACTCCTTGGCCAGCGCCGAGGCAAACGCCGAGAAGTTCCGCCCTGTTGTGCGCGGCTCCTTGAGCACGATGCGTATCGCCCTTGGTGGCGCCGCAGCAGGTATTGAATCGTTGACTGACGACAACCTGATGGCAGAACATGCCAACTTGTCGGCCCAGTTCAACGCAAAGTTCCCGACAGGTGGCGTGGCGGCGGTTTCGTCGTCTGCCAGCTCAGGAAGTTCGAGCGACGACGTTGCGGACCCGCTGCGTCAAGCTCGTTTGGCAGCCACCCGTAACAGCAAATAGGAGTAACACATGGCTAAGTTTAAGTTTGGGGTCATTCTTGACCTGGAAGAAAGCAAAACAGCGCGAGTAGCTGACGGCGCCTCTGGCTCCGCCACCCAGCTCGCAAAAGAAGACGCAGGCAAGTTCGTCAAATTGGTTGGTGACAGCCAGTACGGTCTTTGCGCTGTGGGTAACGAGATCGAAGGCGTTCTGCAAGTCGCTGACGACATCGCTCCCCAAGACGGCTTCAACCTCGGCGCGATTCTGCAGTCTGACGATTGCCGCGTTCGCGTGACGTTCGACGGTTTGCAGGCAACCCCTGCCACCGGCGTGATCACCATTGGCGATTATGTCGTGTGCGGCACCGTTACCGCTCGCGGTACGGCTCTGCCTGGCTACCCCAAGGTCTGCAAGGCTACCGCTGCAGCCACAGGTATTGTGTTCAAGTGGCGCGTCGTCTCTATGGACGGCACGAGTGCAGTTGGTCAGACTGGTCTGATCGAGCGCGTTTAATCAACCCTCTAGCCTAAAAGAAGAACAACATCATGGCAAAAGACCTCATCATCGTTGACGCACGTGGCGACAAGCAGCCCGTGGACCTCAGTGTTGGCCTGTACAAAGACGCGGCTGACGCCGGCCTGTCCTTGAAACAGCACCTGTCCAACATCTATCCCACCAACGCCGAGAAACACGGCTCCGCCTTTGAACAGGTGCTCGAGCAGTGCGGTATCTTCGTCAAGGGCAACAAGGAGTTCGGCATCAAGGCTTCGTCCATGGACGACGTGTTGAATCCGAAGGAAGCTGCCAGCGCGATCACTCGCGACGGCGTTCCTGCTTCGCGTTTGCTGTTCCCTGCCGTCGTTCTCGACGTGATCGAGGACAAGTTGGCTGTGGACTATGACACCAACCCCAGCGCGCTGACCTCCATGCTGGCTCAGGACATCTCCATCAACGGCGATCGTTGGGAGCGTCCAGTGTTGAACTTCAACAACCCTGAAGCTGCTCGCGGCGCCGCTGTCAGCCAGTTGGCATTGCCCAACTCTATGCTGACGATCACTGCCAGCGACAAGAGCCAGCGCATCCCGAACTGGGCAATCGGCATGGAGATTTCTGAGCAAGCTCTGAAGTCCACCACCCTTGACTTGGTTGGTTTGGCTGTGTCTCGTCAGGCTGCTGTCGAAGGTAACGAGCGCGCCAACGCGTTTATCCTGTCGTTGCTCAACGGCGACACCGATCTGGGCATGGCCGCCCTGAGCACCATCGCTGGCAAGGTGCAGACCGCTGCGTCTATCGACGCCGCCGCAACTGCGGGCCTGACCCAAAAGGCTTGGATGACATGGCTGACCCAGCGCACCAACAAGCGCATGATCACTCATGTGATTACCGATCTGGCCGGCGCCATGATCATCGAGGCTCGCGCCAACAAGCCCGTTGTCACCACCGACAACCCCACCAGCAAGCGTATCGACACGCTGTTTGAAGTGATCAACCCGAACTGGCCTGGCCAAGTGAAGGTGTTCATCTCCAATGACGCCAACTGGCCTGCCAAGACCATCATGGGTATCGATAGCCGCTACGCTATCACCCGCGTGAAGTCTCTGACCGCCCAGTACAGCGCCATCGAGCAGTTCGTTCTGAAGCGCTCCACCGCGATGCGTATCGACAAGGGTGAGTTGGTCTACCGTCTGTTTGACGAGGCCTTCGAAGTTCTGACTTACGCTTAAAGCGTAGCCTGAAGTAACCCGGGGCGAGTCTGCGAAAGCACCTCGCCCCTTATACGCTCAAACACCCATGGCAACATCAAAAACAAGCTCTGAGCCCAAGGTCGAGAAGATGTGGGTACGCACTGTCAACGCCCCAATGCTCCACCTTTACACCAATACGTGGCTGACGCACGACCCCAAAAAGGTCGAGGTTGACGCCTTCGTTCGCGCCCAGCTAGACGCTGGGAAACTCGTCGTCGTTGACGAGCCTTAATTGCAGGGCCTTTCCGCATGTCTCTGACCTCTTACTGTGAGTTCAATGAAGTGCGTTCAACCCTTGGGGTGAACGATATTGAGTTGACTGACAGCGTGTTGGCCCTCCCCGTTTACGAGATGGGCCTGATCCGGGAGCTGAATCGGCTCTCGACGTCATTGAATGCGGCTTTTTTGACCATTCACGCGAAGAGCTCGTCTGCGCGACTGACTGGGGAGGCTACGTTACATGATGCAGTTCGTCTCTTCAGTGTCTATGCTGCAGCCCGACAAGTGGGTGTCTCTCTTGCCAACTTCGCGCCGAAAGACGTCGGAGACGGAAAGGCCACTGTTAGCCGATACGCCGGCGAACCTTTTGAGAAGGTGATGGAGCGTGTGGAAGAGTACTACAGCGTCCTGCGTACAGAGTTGCGCACGACCTACGACGACTACGCGAGCACGACATCTACTGTCAACCCCTCCACAACCCCAACGACATTCTTTGTAGCCTCCAAGCGCGGCTACGACCCCGTAACGGGGGCCTGATGCTGACGCTTGCACAAGCCTCCTCCTACTTTGACAGAACCCCCATACTGAGTGTCGCTGGGGCGCACCTGTTCTACGGGCAGGTTGAGCCATACCAAGACTCCATGCGTGACAGCGCCACCGCCTACCGGCGCGTGCTCTCGGTAGCTCCCGGAACCGTAATTCCTTCCTCCCGACTCGTCAAGATACTCGGAAGCATCTGGGTCGTTGGTGACTCAGAGGTGGACGGGATGTCAGAAGCGTTCCGCGAGAAGTATGTGCTGCACCCAGCACCCACCCAACTCCTTGTCAACCGCCTGTCAGCACACGTATCTGGCATGGCTGCCGCGACGGTCTGGGGAGATATGGTGTGGTTCAAGGACGGCAAGGAGGAGGCCCAATCCTCGCGCGCGGTGCCCATGTACTCGGTGTACGCTTCTCTGGCCGCAGACATCCAGGAGTACGACATCATCAAGGTCGGCACTCAGGGCTACCTGGTGGGGCATCCTCACACAATGGCTTCAGGCGTGCTCTCGGCAACCTGTGTGCACCTGGAGTTTGCAGTGGCCAGCGCCACCCTTGGCACGCGCACGTATGACCCTGTGCTGGGCAAGTACACCGCCCCCGTCACGACCTCGGTGCCCTGCCAGCGCATCAGGTGGCAGAGCTTGTACATGTTCGACTCCCAAGCCTCGACAAAGTATCAGGAAGGG